CATACTGTTAACCTTCCTATTAATACAAAATATTCATGTAAAAATATGTGTGGACCACAATCTATATGTTCTATAACAGGAGAACAATGTACTTCTGATGTTGATTGTTATGGTTGTGTTCCTCCTCCAATTTATAATCGTGAAATAAAGGACCAAACAACCAACATAAAACCTGTGATGAGCACATTTTCAAAAGACATTACTAAAACCGCAGAAAATATTAATCCTGGAGCAAAACCAGCAAAATATAATATGGGTGTTGACATGTGGAAATCCGATTTTGATTTAGAAGAAAATATTTTTAAAGAAAAATATTATCCGTCAGGAGATTTAACATTTATGATGAAATATCCGGTAAGAACCACGTTTAGTGGCGAATTTATAGATGACGGGGCTTATGCGTTTAACGCGTCCACATAAAGAATACAATAATGAGTAAAAGATTGACTGGTACCATATTTTCTTTTATTTTTAAAAAAAACAGTAATATATATTTAATCATCAATTTATCATATTCATTCCCAAATTTTGTTAGTAATAAACTCAAATCTTCATCTTCATCATACTTAATCAATTTGTCATTATCGCAAATAGTTTCTTCTGATGAATCATCTTCAATATCATCTATATCTTGAAGTAAACAACATTTCACATGATTATTATATGATATTTTTGTATGAAATATTTCATTACAATTTTCACATTTCAAAGGATTCTCATTTATTTTATGTTTATCCGTTTTTAAATGCTTGATAAAACTATTTCTTAGAGGAGTATAATAACTACACGCCGTACAAGTATACAAATTTGTATTTGGGTCTTTCAACAAAATGTCATCATTTTTTAATTCAACTGTTGTCATTATATATGATTTTTAATAATATAACTAGTAAAATCTTTTTATATTATTTATTTTGTATTTGTATTTATCTGTATTTATCTGTATTTATCTGTATTTATCTCTATTAAGTAGCATACATCAATCCACAGTTTCCACCCACAAATGTCACCATATTGATTCGTTCTTCAAAAACAACCAAATTAAAGTTATAATTATATATTCTCCAGGTTGGCTTGTTAATTCCAATAATTTGTCCTGATTCGGGATCACATATGGTAAGTGACTGAGCATACGGATCAAGCGATGGTACAATCGTATTTATTTCAAATTCAATTGTCGTAAAACGACTCATATTAATTGCTCCGGACGGCTGTAAATCAAAAGGGGATGTATTCATACAAAAATTATACACATATAAACCATCTGGCGCATTACCAGCGGTTCTTGTATATTTTTCTACATAATTATATACTCCAACGGGCTGTGCGTTTTCACGATATGACCCGTCCAATAATAATGCCATCGATACTAATATATTTTTTTCATTCTCTAAATTGTAATTTCCAGTCAACATCCAACCTGTTAATTTACCATCAGAATTTACTCCTGGACCAATATATACAACATTGGTCGATCCATCTGGATTTGTCCTGGTTATTTTATAATCCCCATTTGTTGTCGCGGGTGTTAAATCATATGGCAAATAATTATAAGGCCAATTTGTATAATTACTCCACTCATTGCGCAAATTCGCATCACTTCTCTGCATATAAAATGTATAATTTGAAATCATGCCAATCGAATCCAATTGTACTTTATTGGGTCCAGTCACATTATAGAAAACATTTTCTCTCACTTGCCTGAATAAATATTTCTGTTCATTTAAAGCAAATATCCGCGATTCAGCATTTGATAAAAAACAATAAGTACAATTCAAATGAACATCCGCATTCCATAATGTCCTTGTATCTGTATATGAACTTACACCTAAAGAAATATCCGGAGGTGTTTGTAAAAAGCGATAAAATTGCATATAATATAAATTAAAATTAGGCGCTACATATGGATAATTATTCACACTATCCATCACATCACGTATTTGAAACAATTCCTGTATTGGTCTCATTGTAACATTTATATGTAATTCATTGTATTGTAAAGCCACTAAAGGAAACGCCATTTGACTCTTCATAGTAAACCATGAATTTAATGGAATATATAATGTTCTACCACGTATTGATGGCTCCGCGCCAGCCGGATTTGTAGTATAATATGCGTTTGGATATGAGTTCACACGACTTCCCGAATTACCGGGATTATTTAATTCTGGAACATTCCCTATCATTTTATCAAAAAGCGCCTTCTTTTCCGTAGAAAAATCACGCTGTGCCATTGCAAGTATGTAGGCTCCCGAATATTCTTGTAATGTTTGGTTCCCACAAGTAATTGTAATTCGTGATATCATCTGTGCTCCAATATTTTCAATCCATTTAAATTCATATGGTATCCATGCTCCAGTATTATTTTCTGTACTGGCTGTGTCGGTATTTGGTGGAAATATGGGACTCCATATATTCGGCAAATCTACACTCAAATAACAATCCATTAAAAGATCAGCATAACGCTTTACTTTAAATGTAAAGTTTGATTCTTCTGATAAACGCAAGGTTCGCGCTCCTTCAAAATCAAGTCTAAATTTTTGTAATGAAAAATTAGTATATTTATGATATGTCGATTTAAAAAATGTTTTACTTGGATTACCTGTTAAAACAATATCTTGATTACTTGCCGATACCAATTGTATTAATCCTCCACTCATTTATCTATTATATTATAGTAATAAATTTATATTTAACTGATTTTAAATATTTTTATTAATTTTATTAATTTTTGAATAGTTTAATAATTTTAAAATTATTTTAAAATACTTTTATTAGTATATAATAGATACTACTAAAAGATGGATAATATAAAAGATTTTAAAAAAATATTCCAACGTGATGATATTGTCCCATATATGTTTGGAGGTGTTATGGTAATACTTGTCATTTCATTTTTTGTTTATTATTTATACATGAAAAATTTAATGAGTTCTGAGTGTAATTATATGAATAATTTATATGGAACAATAAATGGAAAAATACAATCAGTTAATTCAAAAAGTCCCAACTCAAATTATACATTGAAAGATTATTACATAAAAACTGCTTATAATTGTTGTAGTGGTGGTTCATACAAGAATGATTATGTAAATACATGTAATTTAACAAATGTTCTTAAAGAAGGATGTAGAGGTCTAGACTTTGAAATATATTCAATTAACGACCAACCAGTTATCGCAACTTCAACAAGTGATAGTTATTATATTAAGGAAACATACAATAGTGTTCCTTTTGCTGATGCTATGAAAATAATTGTAAGTTATGCGTTTTCAACAACTGGCGCACCTAATCCAAATGACCCCATCTTAATTCATTTAAGAATTAAAAGTACTAATCAAAAAATGTTCCAAAATTTAGCAAATATTTTGGATAGTTACGATCAATATTTTATGGGACCTGGAACAAGTTATGAAAACAGACAAAGCAATTTTGGAAATACCAAATTGCTCGATTTATCCAAAAAAATTATTTTAATCATTGACAATAGTAACAAAGCATTTATGGATAATCGTGATCTATATGAATATGTAAATATATTGAGTAATTCAGTATTTATGCGCGCTCTTCGTAATTATGATATTAAAAACACCCCAGATCTAGCCGAATTACAAAATTTCAATAAAAAAAATATGACGATTGCGATGCCAGATAAAGGATCAAACCCGTCAAACCCAAGTGGTGTCGCAGCAAGATTAACTGGTTGCCAAATGATTTCCATGCGTTATCAATTGAATGACGTGAATTTACAAGAAAATAATAAGTTTTTCAATGATGCTGGTTGTGCTTTTGTATTAAAACCAGAAAATTTACGTGATATACCTGTAACTGTTCCAGCACCAAAACAACAAAATCCCGCGGTTAGTTATCAACCTCGATCGGTAAAAACAAAAAATTACAGTTTTAATATTTAAGGGAATTTTAGTGATTGGGGATTAAGTTGGTGGAGGATGGGCGAATATATAAATATATTATCTCTACATATGTTAGATAATATATCTAGGAAAATATGAATAAACTATGCGATAAAAATATGTCATTTGATGATTGCGAATTAGTTATTTTACGATCAGCAGTGGATAAGGCGGAACACCAGGTTCGTAAAAAAGCAATTAATTCTCCTGATATTAATAAAATATTAACAATTGTAGAAAATTTTATCAAGAAAAAAAGTCTTATTTGCTACGGAGGAACCGCAATTAATAATATACTTCCTAAACAAGATCAGTTTTATGATAAGGATATAGAAATTCCAGATTACGATTTTTTTAGTTCAAATGCGTTAAATGATGCCAAAGAATTGGCAGATTTGTATTTTAAAGAAGGTTTTGTCGAGGTTGAAACCAAATCTGGTGTACATCACGGAACTTATAAAGTATTTGTTAATTTTTTTCCAATTGCTGATATTACCTTGTTACATGTTGAATTATATAAAAGCATTAAACGCGAAAGTATTAGCGTGGGTGGTATTTTATATGCGCCTGCCAATTTTTTAAGAATGTCCATGTATCTTGAATTGAGTCGTCCTGCGGGGGACATATCCCGATGGGAAAAAATATTAAAAAGACTCACTTTGTTAAATAAACATTATCCTGTTAAAAGTAAAAATTGCAGCGAAATTGATTTTCAAAGAGAAATGTATGACGATAAAAAAGAAGCTCAAATTTATGATAATGTAAAAAATACACTCATTAATCAATCTGTTGTATTTTTCGGAGGTTATGCTATGTCAATGTATGCTAAATATATGCCAAAAGAAATACATCACCAAGTCAAAAAAATCCCTGATTTTGATGTCATTTCTGAAGATGCTGGGTTAACTGCTGAAATTGTAGTGGAGCGATTAAAAGATATAGATGTAAATAACGCGCGTATTGTAGTAAACGATGCGATCGGTGATGTTATTCCAAAAAATTATCAAATCATGATTGGTAAAGATACCATTGCTTTTGTATATGAGCCAATCGCTTGCCATAGTTATAATCAAATTACGGTTCGAGGGCAGAAAATAAAAATAGCTACGATAGATACCATGTTGAGTTATTATTTAGCTTTTGTATATGCTGAAAAAAAATATTATAATGTAGATCGTATTTTGTGTATGGCAAACTATTTATTTGAATTACAACAAAAAAATAGATTAAGTCAAAAAGCTCTTTTAAAAAGATTTAATATTCATTGTTATGGGCATCAAAAAACAATTGAAGAAATACGTTCTGATAAGGCTCAAAAATTTCGAGAATTAAAACAACATCGAGGTAGTAAGGAATTTCAAGAATGGTTTTTATCTTATAGACCCGCCGATATAAAAATAGCAAAGGTGAAAACCAAAAAATATGGAAAACTTAAAAAAAAATACGTAAAAACATTACGACGACAAAATAAAAAAAATAAAACACTCGGACAAAAGAAACGCGGGTTCTTTTTTTAGATTTTTGGGAATTTGATACCTTAAATAAACACTCTAAAATGTGCTAAATAATGTCGTTGTTTTTGATAATATATAATATATGACACCAAATAAAATACTTGTAAATAAATACCCATATATATTTATATTTCCGTCTTTAAAAAATAAAAAGGGCAAATACTTGAACAATAATCTTTTGAAAATAGGTAATTGAAACAAAAAATATAATATACATAACAATAAAGGTGTTTGTATTTCATCGTACATTTGATCCATTGTTCCCATTCTTTCATGTTGTTTATTATATTCGGCTATAATATCTTCGTTTTCTTGGTAATCCCTAATATAATCTTGCGATTCAATGGATGTTGGAGGAATATAGTTGGGTTGTATAGAAGGGTCTTGTACAATACCATCAGTGTTTCTTGGAATATCTCTTGATTGTAATTGGGTTAAACCAGTGGAGCTGGCATGTTGTAATCCGCTTACTAATTGATTAATTGTAGATTGGTCTAAACTCATTCCGGATGAGGGGGGGGACTGATTGTTACCATCCGCAGCAGGAATTCTTTCATTAATGGAAAACGATACATTTCCTCCTATAGTTCCGCCACCCGTAGGGTCAGTAGGCAAGTCTAATATACTTGTGGTATCCCCGGACATATTATTATAATATAGTTTGATTATTATAATCATACAAGATACGCAAATTCGTGAATTTATTTATCATCTATTATTTTTTTACTTTTGTCGCATTTGGTAGAAACATTTTTATATGTATAACATTTATCTCCAAATTTATATACATTATCGTCGATTTCATCTATAGGCGGTGCCTTGTAAATGACACAGTTTTTACCTTTACAAACTGTTCTAAATAATGTGGCTAAACCCAATCCTAAAATAATTGACATTAATATTCTCCCACTTTCGGTATGTAAAAATTTAGATAGTCTCAACATATATTTACATACGATTATTATTTAACCATTCGCTAAAATATTCATGTTTGTGATTTACCGTTGTATTGGCGTTGATTTTATTTTTGATTTATCAGCAGGACATTTGACTTCATTTGCCTGATAGATGTAACAGTTGTCCGCCTTATCACGGTATTGTACAGAATCACTATTTTCTGGAGTTGGGTACATATAAACCTCTTTTAATTCTGGTCCCATAATATAGACAAAAAAAAGACCAAATGCTAAACTACACAAAAATACAGGAATCGATATATATTTTGTTATTGACATTATTTCTATTATATATTAATATATTATTAAAATATTATTTTTATAGAGATAGGGATAATTTTTCTTATAGAGATAACGATTCTCCCTCTTCAATAACAACCTTTTTCCTTGAAACATTTTTCGGTTCTCCGCGTCGTGATTTACGAGACTTGTCTTTTTTACCCGATGACGACGCTCCAAATTTCATTTTAATCACTCCGGTATCACCTAAAGTATATTCTACATTTTCAAAAGAAATGGGTTCTTGAATTAAAAGATTTATATTGTTCTCCTTATCAACATAAGAGGCCGCGTATTTTTCTTCCATAATTTCCTTTAAACGTGGTGTCATATCTTGATAATATATACGCGCAATATCACTCATGAATTGTTTGTTATGTGTCTTCTTGTATTCATCCGCGTATTTTTTAATATTTGAGATGTTTGTATATACCTCGGTTTGTATTTTTTTTAAATTGTTTTTTTTATCTACATTATAGATTTTGTCATTCAACAATGACATGTAATATTCTGAGCTTTCAATTGATCCATTAATTTCGTTTTTAATTTCGTCAAATTTTTCAACAGCCTGTTCAGAATCTATATATCCAAATAAAAAATCATTCTTATCCAATATGATTTGATGTTTGAATTTCCTTGTTTCTTCTTCATTTTCATTCATTAAATTTCGTAAATCATAGGTTACTCCTAAATTGATTTCTATATCAAATGGACAAGGATCTTTTCTGTCACCACACATTGCCTTTAATACTCTTTCAAACTCGTCATTGATTTTGGTTTCAAAAATAGATCCCACACGTCTTTGACAATTGACACATTTGGGAACAAGTTTTTTAAATTCA